CTGCCGTATCACCGGATCACAAGGGTATCCTTTGTGGTTGCTGTCGAGCGTGCAAATGCATACGCGTCGATTGTTACGGTATACTGAGGCTGGATATAAAAAATCTTTACCTCAGTTCTCTGCCGGTTCTTCCATGGATGGTCGGACATTACACGATAAGTTAACGTCCTATGCCCAGTACCAGAAATGGTGGGCGGACCCCATGTACCCGCTCGTTTCGACAGACGGGCGGAACCGCAATATTGACAATGAGTGCATCGTTGTCAAGGGGGTTGATAAGTCATACAAAACTAAAAGACTTATTGCCCCTGAGTTACCTTTCTTCCTTGCTGAAAAGCATCGCATGCGAAAAGCTATTCGGTATAGCCTTACGCGTACCATGCCAGTGAATCCGAACGGTACCTTGATGTACCAGTGGGACGATCAGCGAACATCCCAGTCATTTGCACAAATCGGCTCAATGACGGGGCAGTATGCGACGATTGACCTGTCGAGCGCGTCAGACTCATATTCAGAGTTCTTGGCTGCGCAAGTGCTTCCTGATTTTATATGGAAGTTCCACACAGTATATAATTATAACTGGATGTCGATTGGCAATCAAACACTAAGGAAAGGTATGTTTGCTACTAGCGGGGACCCGATTTGCTTCGACCTTGAGAGTACATTATTCCTCTCAGTTTGTCTTGCAGCGAGAGATTATCTCACGTTGTATGATGGGAAGCAGGAGACTTTTATACGCGTCTTTGGTGACGATATAGTTGTCTCTACTAACCTTGCTCCGATAGTAGTCGAATTTCTCGGTATGCTGGGTTTTACGGTTAACTCAAGGAAAACTTGGTTGACCGGCCCATACAGAGAAGCCTGTGGCGGTGAGTATTATGATGGTGTAGATATATCATCTACATACTGGCCACGCCGCCCGATCGATTCATCGCCTGAGGGGATTATAGCATTGGCTAGTCTCCAGCAGAGGATGTATAGATACCATGATATTGATATAATATTATCTGATATCATTCGTGATCTACATCCGGCGATGACATCGTCACTACCTGGTACAGAATGCTCTGACATGTGGTCAGATTACCCGGAGTACGGCAAACGCTGTGCTCCTCTTGTACCCGGTACTGTCATTAGTGATCCTTCGATCACACTTCGCGAGGCACATACTATACTGAGTGCGGGAATACCGCAGCCCGGTTGGGATGCCAATGTTGACATGTACCATTATGTTAACTTTTTAGCTAATGGTCCATCCTATGAGGACAGTCTAATGGAATTATTAGGCGTGTCAACACCATTGTCTCGCGATGCGGACTTTGGCACGAAACCAGCCAAACTTCGCAAAGTCGTAAGATAGCCTTATAGCTCCTTACTACTAACTAGAGGCCCCTTTCGGGATACTAATAAAG